GAAATAGAAGATATATTAGTTCTTAAGAACAACAAAGGAACAGAAGATAACAGAGTTCGTAAGTTAGACTACAGTATTCAATTAAGTCAGTTATTTTATCAGAGATTTATTGATGATGGTGACATAACTTTGTTTAGTCCTCATGATGTACCAGGTCTTTATGAAGCATTTGGTACTCCTAGATTTGATGACGTATATGTTCGTTATGAAAATAATGATCGAATTAAGAAGAAGACTGTTTCTGCTCAGAAACTTATTCTAGATCTTCTTAAGGAGAGAGCAGAGACTGGTAGAATCTATATCATGAACATTGACCATTGTAACTCTCACTCTTCCTTTACAGATAAGGTTACGATGAGTAACTTGTGTCAAGAGATCACACTACCTACCAAACCATTAAATCACATTGATACTGAAGATGGTGAAATTGCCCTCTGTATTCTTTCTGCTATCAACGTTGGTAAGATTAATCGTTTGGATGAATTAGAGTCCCTCTGTGACCTTGCTGTGAGGGGTCTAGAAGAGTTGATTGATTATCAGGACTATCCAATTAGCGCAGCACAGAACAGCACTATAAATCGTCGTTCTTTGGGTATAGGTTATATTGGATTCGCTCATTACCTTGCTAAGAATGGTGCTAAGTATGATTCCCAAGAAGCACTGACTCTTACTCATGACCTGACTGAAGCATTCCAATACTACTTGCTTAAGTCTTCTAATGAGATTGCAAAGGAAAAAGGTGCATGCAAATACTTTAGATTCACTAAGTATTCTAATGGAATTCTTCCTATCGATACATATAAAAAGGATGTAGATGAACTCGTCGCACCCGACTACAAATATGATTGGGAATCTCTTAGAGCATCTATCACCACCCACGGTCTTAGGCACTCAACATTGTCCGCACAGATGCCATCGGAGAGCAGTTCCGTTGTGTCAAATGCCACAAATGGAATCGAACCACCTAGAGACTACCTGTCCATTAAAAAGTCAAAGAAAGGACCTCTTAAGCAGATTGTTCCGTCTTATGGGCATTTGAAAAATAACTACACACTATTGTGGGATATGCCTTCTAACGAAGGATATATCAAGGTTATTTCAGTGATTCAAAAATTCTTTGATCAGGCAATTAGTGGTAACTGGAGTTACAATCCAGAGAACTATGAAGGTAATGAAGTACCTGTGTCTGTAATGGCAAATGATCTATTAACTACATACAAGTACGGTTGGAAAACCAGTTACTATCAAAATACTCACGATATGAAAAGTGATGAGGTTGTTGATGTTCCACAGACAACCGAATTAGATAATCTTTTAAACGATTTAGAACAAGTAGAGGAGGGAGAGTGTGAATCCTGTTCAGTTTAAGTTGACAGAGAAAATGGAAACCCAGATAAAGGGTATGACGGTATTTAATACCGAACAAGTAGATACTAAAAAACAACCAATGTTCTTTGGACAACCATTGGGGATTCAACGTTATGACAGTTATAAGTATCCAGTATTTGATAGACTAACCACACAACAGTTAGGTTATTTCTGGAGACCTGAAGAGGTTTCCTTACAGAAAGATCGTGGTGACTATCAAACTCTTCGTCCAGAACAAAAGCACATCTATACTTCTAACCTGAAGTACCAGATCATGCTTGATTCTGTACAGGGTCGTGGTCCTGGTATGGCATTCATCCCATACTGTTCCTTACCAGAACTAGAAGCATGTATGGAAGTATGGGGTTTCATGGAGATGATCCATAGTAGATCCTACACTCACATCATAAAAAACGTGTATGCAAATCCTAGTGATATACTTGACAAAATCTTAACTGATGATAGAATACTCGAACGTTCTGCAAGTGTTACCCGTTCTTATGATGACTTTGTTAATTCTGCCCAAGAGTATGGAACTTCTGCAGCATGGAGACATGCTCAAGAAGGTGCAGGTCACTTTAAACAAGATAGATACGAACTCAAAAGGAAACTATATAGAGCAATTGCTAATGTAAATATCCTGGAGGGTATTAGGTTCTATGTATCGTTTGCTTGCTCGTTTGCGTTTGGTGAACTCAAACTTATGGAAGGATCCGCTAAGATTATCTCTCTCATCGCACGAGACGAAAATATCCATCTTGTCATTACTCAAAACATCCTCAACAAATGGAAAGAAGGTGATGACCCAGAGATGGCAAAAATTGCGAAGGAGGAAGAGGAATGGGTAATCGCAATGTTCGATGCAGCCGTCAATGAAGAAAAGCGTTGGGCAGACTATCTGTTCAAGGATGGATCTATGATCGGTCTGAACGATAAATTACTATGTCAATATGTAGAATGGACTGCTAATCGTCGTCTAAGGGCGATTGGTTTAAAACCACAATACGATATTGCTGCTAGAAACAATCCATTACCATGGACACAGCACTGGATCTCATCAAAAGGATTGCAAGTTGCTCCTCAAGAGACTGAAGTTGAGAACTACCTAGTTGGTGGTATCAAACAAGACGTCAAAAAAGACACATTCTCAGGTTTCTCACTATGAAATACGATGACTCCAACTGGAGAGAAGAATACAAAGGATACACCAATAACAAACGGTATCTAGAATTACTTGAGAACGGACCTAAGAGTCTTTCTCAAGCATGGTTGTTAGGTGCATTGCATAATGAATGGAAAAAAATGAAAGGTTATGACAAACTTGATCCAAAAGAAAATGAGGGTCAACATCAATCATCATTGAAAGAATTTTTTACGAGTCAAAAAGATCAAGGTTTATGATTAAATGGTTGAAGGAGGAGTTTACGAAAACCCCTGGTTATATGAGGGTAAACCTTTCTCTTCTGATGATATTGGCGAGTTCTTCGGTTTTGTCTACAGGATTACAAATACAAAGAACGGTAAGCAATACATCGGAAGAAAGTATTTCGTACAGAAACGAAAACCTAAAGGAGGCAAGCGACGTGTTACGTCAGAGTCTGACTGGAAGCGGTATTACGGAAGCTCTGACGAACTTAAACAAGACATTAAAGAATACGGTAGAGATAATTTCAGAAGAGAAATCATATCCCTCCACACAACCCTTGGAAAAGTAAACTACGAAGAGACAAGACAACTGTTTCTTAATGATGTCCTGACAGAATCACTTGACGATGGGACACCAAAGTATTATAATAGCAACATCCTCGGACGCTATATGAAAAAAGATTATGGAAACTTTGAATGAAACATTTTAACAATGTACTTAGTGACAACCTACTCTCAGACATTCGTATAGAAGTATCTGAAAAACATGATGAAGAAGAATGGAAAGCTAGTTTTGCCTGGCGTAATGGATTGATAAAAGGTTTCTTTTCCAATTGTTTATCTACACATATTGGTGGGGAAATGAAAGAAAGAATTGTAAAAGAAATACAACCATTTGTACCAAAATGTAAAGATTATGTATTACAATATTACATTTGGCAACAACTTTCTGGTATTGCTGTTCATAATGATGAAGATAAAGTATTTGGTGCAACAATATATCTAAATGATACATGGGAACCTGAAAACGGTGGAGTTTTTCTATATAAAGATAAAGAAAAAACAGGTCCTGAATGGACTGCTTTATTACCTGAGCATAATACAATGGTCTTGAATGATAATAAGGAACAACATATGGTAACAGCAGTGTCACCATATTCTACTGATTTAAGATACACCATCCAGATTTGGGGAGTAAACGAAACCTATGCAGATTAACCTGAGAAAAAGACTTGGGGTTATGTGTTCTGGTAATGGCACTAATTTTCAAAACATAGTTACAAATCAAATATGTAATCATCACGAAGTTGTATTGATGATACACAACAAAAAGAAATGTGGTGCTGCTAAAAGAGCAGATAAGTATGGTATTCCTCATTGCTATGTTAGTCATAAAGATGAAGATAAAATGATAAAGCTTTTTGAGGTTTATAATGTTGATCTCATAGTTCTTGCAGGATATATGAGAGTGATTAAAAATCCTTCTAAGTTTCCTTGTCCTATTATTAATGTACATCCATCATTATTACCAAAGTATAAAGGATTACATGCTGTAGAACAGGCAATGGAAGCAGGTGAAGAAGTAACTGGATGCACTGTACATTATGTGAATGAAGAGTTAGATGGTGGAGAGATAATCAAGCAAGGTGAAGTTCCTATAATGCCTGATGATACAGTGGAATCATTGACAAAAGCAATTCAGAGAGAAGAGTACCGTATTTTACCTGAAGTTATAGATAGTTTACCATGAAATTTCCTTATGTAATTGAGGATTCTATACCAGAAGATATGTTTTGGAGAGTGTATGAATTCATGCACTGGCAAGAAGGTTGGATTTTAAATAACAAAGCGTATGACGAATGTTGTTTAAGTTTCTCTAAAAATTTACGTTGGTATTCAAGTCCTGAATTTATTGAAGTTGCTGATTACTTAAAGTTAAAAGTACAAAGAGTAGTAAAATCTAATTTAACTATTGAAAGAGTACTTTGTAACGGACAAGTAACAAACCAATCGTCTATGTTCCATACTGATCCTGGTGATTTTACTTTGGTTTTATTCACTGCTTCTGAATGGAATGCTGAATGGGGAGGAGAGTTCGTATGTGAAGATGATGAAGGTAAACTTCATTACATTACATATAAACCTAACAGATCTGTATTGATACCTGCCTTATGGCAGCATCAAGGATATGCTCCAAACAGAATGACCGATCAATTAAGAACATCACTGGGGATCAATTACAATGTAGTTGACAATATGTTGAAATCCTGATACAATAAATACTACACCATCCCCTCTTTCAATGCAATACGTCCTGTATAACGAAAACTACGATCACGTCGGAACGTTTGACAGTATACAACAAATGAGAAACTTTCTATGTGAAAGAAAGTATGACATTGGCGATAGGACGTACATGGAAGATACGTTTGACCACATCAAGGCTATCAAATGGCATTGGGATATTAAGCAAAACTAGGAGGATCATGTCGGGCGATTATCACACACATACAGATAGAAAGTATGATGAAATAATAGAAAGAATTGAAGCATTAGAGAAGAAAATAGAAGCTAAAAACCAAACCCTATATAAAGAATACTGGACTGATTCAAAAAAACATGATGAAAAAACCTTGGGGAAAGTACGAAGTTCTACTTGATGAACCTGAATATAAAGTAAAGAAAATTACTTTGAATCCTAATCAACAGTTCTCATTACAATATCATAATAATCGTTCTGAGGATTGGGTTATTGTTGAGGGATCAGGTACTGTAGCAACTGCTCCTCAATTGACAGTTGGAATAATAAAACCTGCTGCTGTTGGTGATCGATTCCACATCCCAAAAAGACATATGCACAGGGCAACTGCAGGAGATGATGGGTTAGTATTCATCGAAGTGCAAATAGGAAAGTGTGAAGAAGAAGATATAGTGCGTATTGAAGATGATTATGGTAGAATAGAAAAGATCAGTCCTATAGAATTAGGTGAACAAAGAGAAATCACAGTATGAACCAACTAAGTGATTATATTAAGGAGTACATTGCATTTACAAAAGATGAATGTGACCTAATCATTGATTTTTATGAAAACAATTTAGATCAAGTTAGAGCTTCTCAGGTATATACTGCTCAAAATCATGGTAATTTAGAGTCAGTTGATGGACTTGCCAGAAAGTCTAATCAAATACAAGTACCTTTTGATGCATCAATTGATGGTTTAATTGAACAAAAAATTAATCAGTTCTTTGCTCAATATCATTGGGACATTGGTAAAATGTTTGATGATGAGTGGGAACAAAACCAAGAAAGAGATGTTCCAGAAAACTTACTTGCAAGTTTTGTATATGAAGATGAAGGATATACTATTGTAAAGTATGAAAAGGATTCTGGTTTCTTTGAATGGCACTTTGATCGATTGGATGATGATAGACAACGTAGACAAAGAGCATTCAGTTGTCTAATATATCTTAATGATGATTTTGAAGAAGGAGAAACTGATTTCTATTGGTACAAAGTAAAACCTGAAACAGGAAAGATTGTATTTTTCCCATCAGATCATCATTGGCAACATAAAGGAAGAAAACCTTTAAACGGAGATAAGTATATTATCACTACTTGGTTGCACCAAGCAATTAAAGAAGGTAAAGCAGACATTCCTAGTGGTGCTGACTATCAAGAGTACATTAAACAAGCCCAAAAACATTAAAATGATTTTAGTTACAGGTGCTGCTGGTTTTATAGGCAGTAATTTTTTACATTACATTCACAAGAAAACTGATGACGAGATTGTTATTGTAGATAATCTCACTTATGCATCTGATATTAAATACATTGATAAACTAGTCGATAATAAAAGAGTCAAGTTTATTGAGATTGATATTGCTGATGAACAAGCAGTTGATGAATTATTTGTTTCATATAAACCTAATATAGTCTTTCATTTTGCTGCAGAAAGTCATGTAGATAATTCTATTAAAAACTATCGACCATTTATTCAGGCAAATATTTTAGGTACAATTAATTTATTGAATGCTAGTAGAGATGTTGTAGACAAGTTCCATCATATCTCTACTGATGAAGTATTTGGATCACTAGAATATGATGACCCAAATATATTCACAGAAGAAACCTTATACAATCCTAGAAATCCATACTCTGCAAGTAAAGCAGCGTCAGATTATTTTGTTAAAGCATGGCATAACACTTATGGTGTTCCATATCTTATAACAAACTGTTCTAATAATTATGGACCTAGACAACATCCTGAGAAACTGATTCCTCTTACTATCACAAATGCTATTAATGATAGAACTACTTACATGCATGGTGGTGGGCATCAGATCAGAGATTGGTTATATGTCAAAGACCATTGTGAAGCAATCTGGATGTTATATGAACAAGGTATCATGAATGATACATTTAATATTGGTGGTTCATGTGAGAAGAGAAATATTGATGTTGTAAAAGATATACTAGATATCTTAGAAAAACCATATGATCTTATTGGTGTGACAGATGATCGACCTGGTCATGATAAACGCTATGCCATGGATCATTCTAAACTTACTAATGCAATAGGTTGGAAACCTGGTGATAAATGGTTAGAAAATATTAACTCTACAATACAATGGTATCTGTCTCGTTACTACGGTACTATTAATGTGCCACTTTAAAGACTGGATCTATTGTCTTATCATTAAGTTAATGCTATAATTATTATAGAAACAAACAAACCGATGATTGAAGTATTATGCCAGAATGATCCATACAGGTATATCAAAATGCCTGATCTCTTAGAGAATGGACAACCAGACTATCGTATTCAAAAGTGGAACAACCACAATGGATACAAGGACATGTACTGGTGTGATAACTTCATGCAAATGAAAACTGCGATTGAAGACTTTGAGTATACTAAGTGGTTAGATCCTGCAGGTGTTCCTTGCTATGTAAAGGATCATGTCAAAGCAGAGTAGTTTTAAAGTAAATTATATAAGTATCGCAGATAACCCTGACAAACTAAAGTTGCTTGTCAGGGAATATGATAGTGTCGATAAAACACAACAGTATAATAAGTGTCCTGTTTTTAAACACAGAAAAAACAGAACCTTTGTTGGATATTCTCCTATAGACTATAAACTAGGATTTGATAATGGTGTTATGTGGTCAACTAATCCTGAGTTGATAGGTCAGTATAACATATCAGATCCTGACAATCCTAAGGAATTAGTCTTTCAATTAGAAATCTGTAACTTTGCTTTTTGGACAGATGAACCTGATGTTTGGATGGACTATAGTTCTCATCCATTAACTTCTCTGAATAATAATTTTACTGTAGTTGAAGGATGGTTTAACATATCTAATTGGAGTAGGAATACTAGTCTGGCAACTCGACTAGTTGATAAAACTAAACCACTTATCATTAAAAAAGGTGATCCTCTATTCAGAGTAACTTTCTTGTCTCCTGATTTAAATAGTGGAGTTATTTTAAAAGAGAGAAGTGAATTAGCTAAATTAGAATTTCATTTATCCAAACCAAAATCTAAAAATTATGAGGAAGGAAACAAATTGTTTTCTAAAACACCGAACAAATGTCCATTTCCCTTTCTTAAATTTCTTTCTAAATAAGGAGGGTTTACAAGACCCCTTTTTTTGTGTATACTATTAACATAAGTAATTTCAAGCATGACGAGAGTAACAACGTACAGCAGCGAATACAAAAAGACCGCCCTAGTACTAGGTGCAGGTGGTTTTATTGGCAGTCATATGGTAAAGAGACTGCGTAAAGAAGGTTATTGGGTAAGAGGTGTAGATTTAAAGTATCCTGACTTTGCTAAGACAGAAGCAAATGAATTTATTGTAGGTGATCTCCGCAGTACTGCATTTGTAAATTCTATTCTTGAGTTCAAAGGGTATCAGGGGAACTATTATAATTCTGTTCCTTATCAACACATCCTTCCCTTTGATGAGATCTACCAGTTTGCTGCTGACATGGGTGGTGCAGGTTTTATATTTACAGGAGAGAATGATGCAGACATCATGCATAACTCTGCTTCTATAAACTTAAACGTGCTTGAAGGTGTCCATCAATTAAATAAAACCTTTGATGGTATAGTAAAAGAATATACTGTTTGTAATCGTCCTAAGTTGGATCAACCAACTAAGATCTTCTACTCTAGTTCTGCTTGCATGTATCCAGAGTACAACCAACTTGACCCTAATAATCCAGATTGTCGTGAAGAATCAGCATATCCCGCAGCACCAGACTCAGAGTACGGATGGGAAAAACTCTTTTCAGAACGTCTCTATCTTGCTTACAATCGTAATCACGGTATTCCTGTGCGTGTTGCCAGGTATCATAATATCTTTGGACCACAAGGAACATGGAATGGAGGAAGAGAAAAGGCACCAGCAGCAATTTGTAGAAAAGTAGCATACCTTCCTGATGTTGGAGGACCAATTGAAGTATGGGGTGATGGTGAACAGACACGTTCATTCCTTTATATTGATGAATGTATTGAAGCAACTTGGAGATTGATGAACTCTGATTTCTTAGGACCAGTCAATATTGGTTCAGAAGAAATGGTTACTATTAATGAACTTGTAAGTATTACTGCAAAAGTTGCAGGTAAAGCAGTTCAGAGAAGACATAAGTTAGATGCACCCCTTGGAGTTCGTGGTCGTAACTCAAACAATGATCTTGTAAGAGAGAAACTTGGATGGGATTATTCACAACCTCTTGAAGAAGGTATCCGTAAAACATATGAATGGATTTCAGAACAAATTAAATCTGAAAGTACATTCCAAACCGAAGTTCTTGATGAAGTTTTAGCATGAGTTTATCTGTGTATGGTGCGACTGGATACATTGGTCGCACATTTTGTAATATGTTTCCTAAAAAGTCTCGTGCCATTGATAGAGGGCAAAGGACTCCAATGGACAAAGACATTTTATATTTTATTAGTACAACACACAACTATAATGTGTTCAAGGAAATTACATTGGATGTAAAGAGTAACCTTATGGTTCTCACTGAAGTACTTGACCGAGTTGTAGAAGTTAAAGATCGTAGGTTCGATACTCATGAAGACATTACGTTTAATTTTATTAGTTCTTGGTTTGTATACGGTGATGCAAATGACAATCCAGTTTCCGAAGACGGACTCTGTGATCCAAGAGGGTTCTACTCCATTACGAAGAGAGCAGCAGAACAACTAATCATTTCTTTTTGTGAAACCTTTGGAGTTAAGTATAGAATCCTTAGGTTATGTAATGTTCTAGGTGATAATGACCCTGATGCATCACTACAGAAAAATGCAATCACACAGATGATTGACAATATGAGAAATGGTCAACCAATTAGACTGTATAATGAAGGAACAGATATTAGAGATATCTTACATGTAAAAGATGTTTGTAGAGCAATTGACTTGGTGATTGAAAAGGGAGAGAAAAACCAGATTTATAACATTGGAAGTGGACAACCTACTAAGGTTGGTGATATAATTGACAGAGCAAAAGAACTTTTAAATTCTTCCTCTGAAATTGTTTCTGTACCATCTCCTAGGTTTCATTCTATTGTGCAGACAAAAGATTTCTGGATGGATACTACTAAATTAAAATCTCTTGGTTTTGAACCACAGATTTCTACTGATGATTTGATTAAACAACTATGCAAGATCTGATTAAAAATTTTATTTCTACGGCTAAGGAACGTGACTTAGACCTCTTCCCATATCTTGCCAATAAGAAATCATTTGATCCTACAAAAGATACTGTTTATTATAGTGGTCCTTATTGGGATGATGAAGAACCAACTACAATTATTGAAGCAATACTGAAAGGTAAGTGGTTACCTGCTGGTGAGAAAGTCAATAAGTTTGAACGTGAGTTCTCCAAGATGTTTGGATTTGATAAGTCCCTCATGGTAAACTCTGGTAGTTCTGCTAATCTTGTGATGCTTGCTGCACTTAAGAAGTATTATGGTTGGCAAGATGGTGATGAGATTATTGTATGTTGTTGTGGATTTGCAACTACCATTGCACCTATTATTCAGAACAATTTAAAACCTGTCTTTGTTGATATTGATTGGAAAGATCTTAACTGGGATATAGACCAGATCTCATCTAAAATTACTGAAAGAACCAGAGCAGTATTTTCTTCACCTGTTTTAGGTAACTCTTATGATCTTGAATGGTTACTTGACATCTGTGAGACAAATAATATTCAGATGATTTCTGATAATTGTGATTCTCTTGGAAGTACTTACAAAGGTAACTTCCTTACATCATGCTCTGTTGCAGCATCTTGTTCTTTCTATCCTGCTCACCACATTTCTACTATGGAAGGTGGTATGGTTTCTTCTAACATTCCTGATATTGTTGATCTTGCCCGTAGTTTTGCATGGTGGGGTCGTGGTTGTTGGTGTGTTGGTTCACAGAATAAACTTCCTAATGGTGTATGTGGTAAACGATTTGATAATTGGTTAGGTGATGAGATTGGTATTGTAGATCATAAGTATGTGTTTGGTGTTGCAGGTTATAATTTAAAACCACTTGATCTACAAGGTGCAGTTGGTTCTGTTCAACTCAAGAAGTTTGATGAGATCCATACTAAGCGTAGAATAAACAAAGCAAACTTAGATGGTATCTTTGAGAAAGTTGATGGTCTACGTACAATTAATGAACTAGAAGAATCACAGACTAGTTGGTTTGGTGTTCCTATTGTTTGTAGAGATAAGAAACAAAAGACAGCACTAGTTAAACATCTGGAAGATAATAGAGTTCAAACAAGAAATTATTTTGCAGGTAATATTCTTCAGCATCCTGGCTATCGTCACCTTGGTGATGCATCCAAATACCCAAATGCTAATCAAGTATTAGACAAGGTATTCTTTGTTGGTTGTTCTCCTACAATTACTGAGGAGATGATCGAGTATGTTGATCAAGTAGTTATGAAGTTTCCCAATGACTGATTATGGTTTGTTACCACTATTCCCGATGTTTCTATATCGTGGAAAGTTTGAAACTCACGCAAAGTGGAAAGACAAAATTGTTCCAATTATAAAGCGTAGATACGAAGAACAGAACGGGTCAAATACTTCATCTTGGAATTGTGATTGTTATACCTCATTCTTTGATGATAGTATGGTTGATCATACTATGGAAACTGAGATCCCCATAGCAGAATTGCTACAGGACATTTCATATAATATCCAAGAAGCAATTAACATGGCACAGTTTAACACTAACTCTTTCTTTGTATCTCAACAGTGGTTTAATGCATATGGTCCAGGTCAGAATCAGGAAGCACATAACCATATTCCTTCACATCTATCTGGTGTCTATTATGTTAACTATGATCGATACAAGCATATTTCAACATCATTCATGAATCCTAATAAGATGTTCTATGAAGCACCACGATATAATATTCATGACTATAACCCTGACTTGTATGGATTTGGTTGTTATGAGGAAGAAATACAACCAGAAATAGAAGAAGGTGATATTGTAATTTTTCCTTCTCAAATAGAACATACTGTTCAAAGACAACCTCAGGATTTAGGAGTAAAGAAAATTGGTAAACCTCATTCTGATGAATTGTATATGTCATTTTCTTTTAACGTGGAGTTAGCATGAAAAAGATATCAATACTAGGATCTTCAGGACAAATTGGTGCATATCTAACACAGTATCTTACAAAGAAAGGATACCTTGTAAGAGAGTTTGATATTGTAAATGGTCAACATGAAGACATGACACATATTCCTAATCCATTTTTAAGAAATCAAATTATGGATTCTGATTTTGTTTTCTTCCTTGCCTTTGATGTAGGTGGATCACACTATCTCAAGAAGTATCAACATACCTTTCAGTTCCTAGATAACAACACTCGAATGATGGCAAATGTATTTGGACATTTGAGTGAATATAAAAAACCATTTGTATTTGCATCATCTCAGATGAGTAATATGTCATACTCCCCGTATGGTGTGATGAAAAGAGTGGGTGAACTATACACCAAGTCTCTTGGTGGATTGATAGTTAAGTTCTGGAATGTATATGGTATTGAACATGATATGGAAAAGGCACATGTAATAACAGATTTTATTGTAAAGGGATTTAAAACTGGTGTAATTGATATGATGACTGATGGTACAGAGGCAAGAGAATTTTTATATGCAGAGGACTGCTGTGAAGCACTTGAAACAGTAATGGAAAATTATGAAAAACTTACTTCTGATGATGAACTACATATTACAACTGGAAACTATACAACTATCTTAGAAATTGCAGAAGAAATTAAATTATTATTTTCTGGTATTGGAAGAGATGTTATTATTAAACCAGCGGAGTCAAAAGATGAAGTACAGAAAGACGCAAGAAATATACCAGACCCATACATAAAACAATTTTGGACACCTAAAACTTCTGTCAAAGAAGGATTGAAAAAAGTATTTTCGGAGATGAAAAAAACCTATGAGTAAAGATTATGGTTGGGCAATCAATGCTACCAACAATGAAAAATATAATGCTGCATGTCTAAAAGCAGCAGAAGATGACGTAGCATTTTCTACATTCAAAATTGATCCTGATTACACTAAGATTCTTGAGGGAGGACCTAGAGAGGTAGCTGATTATTACTATAGTAAAATCATGACTCACCCTCTCTATAGTATTTGGAAAGATAACGTAGATAAGTTCCTAGTTAATGAATCTTATTGTAGACCTAAACAGTATGAATTTGAATTTGGTAAGTGTTCTGCTGCTACATTAAAAAATTCATATAACATGTTAGATGTTATGAATTTTATTGGGTCTAACTCTAGTGTTCAGACTATCGTAGAAATTGGTGGAGGATATGGTGGTGTTGCTTGTATGCTTCATGAATTATCAGATAATTTTGAGAAGTATATTTTGATTGATACACCTGAAGCATGTAAGTTGGCAGATAGGTACTTGAAAGAAATTAAAAAGAGTGGTAAAATTATAACATTACCTTGCACTGAAGTTGAAAATTACGACTTTGGTGATAGAATTGATTTGACTATCGCAGTCAACTCTCTATCTGAATGTGACCTAAAAACACAATTGATGTATGTGAATAAAGTGATCACGCAATCACAATACACTTACATTGTTAGGAACATTGACTCTGAAGAAAATGCATTCAACCATAAAGAATGTATACGTGCTTTAGATGATACCTTCTTGGTAGATGATAGTGAAGCGATTGAAGAAAAGTGGAGTCAAAACCGTGTTGTTTATGTCAAAAAAGATGAAAATGGATAGCAAAACCAAACTGGTATTTGCACTTGAACATATCGCACACTTGCATGATTTATTTGAAGACAACCAGTTTGAAAAATACTTGCAAGATGCAGTATATACACTTGAGTATGAATGCGAAAGACAATTGAAATTAGAACTGGAGAAGAAACATGAAGAAGTCTGAACTAATACATTGGAGATTGCAAGCAATGCTTCGTGAAAATTCTTTTAGTGATTTAAAATACTTGGGTGTCAAACCAGATAGTATTGGTATCAATCAACATTGGTATATGATAGGTGAACATGAAGTTTCTTGTGACTCAATTACAGAATTGGAGGGTGTTGAAGAATGAAAAAGATTCGTAAAGTATATGATTGTTTTAATTTATCTCATGAACCACTCAAACTATTACTTCTAAGACTTAGAACTCATTATGATCATGTAGATCATTTCTGTATCAATGAGAATGCCATTACTTACAGTGGTGTTGAAAGGGAATGGTTGATCCCCAAGTGGGAAAAGGAACTTGAACCATACATGGATAAGATCATCTATCGTCAGATTGATATTAGAGAAAGAAATTTAGATTGGTCAACTTTTAAACAGGACTATCATTCTGACAGAGATGTAGAAGATAAAAGAACTTGGCCAGAACGTTGGCAACGTTCAATGTATGGTAGAGATTGTTTGATTGAATCACCTTTAGAACATGCCAGTAATGATGACATTATTATTCAGAGTGATCTTGATGAGATTATCCTTCCTGAAGCACTAGCAGATATTCAAGAATGGTTTACTGATGACAAAGCAATGTACACTGGTCATCAAAAGTTTTTCATGTGTCATGTTAATCGATTGATGTATGAAAAAGGCGAACCTGTTGATAAGTGGAGAGGTCCTCAGTTCTGCACTCTTGCATATATTAAAGCATTTGGTGGATTCAATACTTGTCGTAATCCTGGTAAAGGTCCTGATCACCTTAAAGAATATCTTATCGATGGTTGTGGTTGGCACTTTAGTTTCCTTGGTGGTAATGATAAAATCAAAGAGAAACTACAGGGGTATGGTCACCAAGAACATAATAATGACATGGTGAAAGATAACCTTGAGGAGAATATTAAAAACAATAAAGATATTCTTGGAAGAGGTTATTACGATTATAAAATAGTTCCTTTTGATCCCGAAGAGTACCCTAAAGAACTAGTACAAAACCAAGAATTCTACGAGGAGTTTATCTATGCTGACGACTGAAATTTATAGAGGATCTGGAATCGGTAATCAATTGTGGAACTATGTTGTAACTCGATTAATTGCTGAAGCAAATGGATATGAGTTTGGTATTCAATGTCCAGAACGTTGGAAGGGTGCTAAGTTTATGCCAGTAGATCTTGGTAAAGAAATCACTGGTGGATCTGGTCCTGAAGGAGGACCTCCTACTTCTTTACCTGAAGGCATCGAAAGATACTATGCAGAACTTAAGATTCCTCATCCTAAGAATGGTTGGAATATGGGATTTGTTGATCCAGGACTTCTATGTGTTGCTGACAATACTAAAATTGAAGGTACGATGCAGAAGATGTCATACATTAGAGAACATCGTAGTAAGATTCAAAAGTGGTTAGAATATAAACCTTCTCACTTACAGGAATATTACGATTGTCATGACTGTTGTATTATTCAATTCCGTGGTGGTGATTATCTAACTGGTGCATCTGTGCTTCCTCCAGAATATTATTCTATGGCAATGGATAATATGAGAAACATTACTGGTAATTATAATCTAAAATTTTATGTTGTTACTGATGATCCTGGTGCTGCAAAGAAGTTTATTCCTGATGCTGAGGTAATTGGATCTGCTATCGATGAAGAGAAAGATGAACTACAAGGTAGTATTGGATGGTATAAGTATCCTGGTGGTCCTATTGGAATTGATTACTCTATTCTAAACAAGGCAAAGTATATTATTATGAGTGCATCTACTTTTTGTTTTTGGCCAGTCTGGTTGAATGATGTTTCAAATGTTGTTATCTCTCCTAAGTATTGGTTTGATTGGAATAAATCTGATGGATGGTGGAGACCTGATGATTCAATCGTTGATAACTGGACGTATATGGATAGAGAAGGTAACCTTTGCAAAGGTGATGATTGTAGAGTAGAATATCAAGAGTATAAGAAGAAGAGTCCATACTATGCTTGATCTAAAAGATGTAACGTTAGTAGCATTAACTAACATGCGTATGGAAGGGCACATCTCTGCCCTTATGGAAAGTACTGAACACATCAAATTTGGTGATGTAAAACTAATCAGTGAAAAGGATAAAGTCCCCTCAGGTCTACCTAGTGTGATCAACGTTGAGGAGATGATTTATCCTATTCGTAGTATTGATGATTATAGTTTTTACATGATCTATAACATTGGACAGCACATTGAAACAAACCACATGTTGATCATTCAGGATCATGGGTTTGTTGTCAATCCTGAAGCATGGACTGATGAGTTCTTAGAGTATGATTACATTGGTGCACCATGGGCATGGTCTGAGAATGCTTACATCGATCCTTTTGGTAATCATCAAAGAGTTGGAAATGGTGGAGTTTCTCTCCGCAGTAAAAAACTAATGGATGTTCCTAATAAAGTTGTCATCCCATGGGATGTAAACCAAGGAGATTTCTACAAGCACATGGATGCTGGTTTGTTTAATGAAGATGGAAATATCTGTGTTCATAACAGACATCTATATGAAGAACAAGGATGTAAATATGCTCCCGTAGAAGTTGCAGCAAGGTTCTCATATGAAAGAGACCTTCCAGAGAACAAAGGACTAACTCCTTTCGTATTTCACTATACATTACCCCCTTCATTAAGATGAACAAAGTTATTATTTGGGCACATAAACTTCATACCTCAACTCATAGTTACGTTCAGAACGGATACTACAGAGCATTCAAGAAACTTGGTTGGGAAACACATTGGGTTGATACTACTGACGTAGATAGTGTAGACGTATCAAACTCTGTAATTTTTGTAGAAGATTCTGTGAAGGCAGGTATGCCAATCAGAAAAGATTGTAAGTATATTACACACCATCTTCCCACACAAGAGTTGGTTGATAAAGGTATTCCATATGAGAATATTATAAAACTTGGTAACTATCTTCCTCAAGAAGAGATCCATGAGAAGGTTGCCGATCTTACTTATTGGGATGAATCTACAAGATCAATTTATCAATGTTGGGGAACTGATCTTCTACCAGATGAAATTGATACTGATGATTATGTTGAATTCGTACCTACCAGAAAGAAAGTAAATTATGTTGCAATGCTCTATGAACAAGGACCATGGTGGGCTCAAGAGTTCGCAAACATTATGAATGAAAAGCACCAAGTTCAGTTTGATGTCTATACTCAGAATGCATCTGATGAAGAGAATAGAAACTTAATTAGGTCTTCGTTTTTATGTCCTGACTTTAGAAGTGATTGGCACTTGCAATGTGGGTACATTCCGTGTAGAATGTTTAAGAATATTAGTTATGGTAGAATTACTGGGACTAATTCTCCACTGGTGAAAAGAGCATTAGGAGATCATATTGTGTTTGGTGGTACACCTCATACTTTGTATGAAAACCTTTTAAATGCAGAGGTAAATAGAACAGTTGACATGAAGGCAGCAATGACTTATGTTAAAGAAAACCACACCTTTATCAATCGTGTAAACAATCTCCTGAAATTCTTATGATCGGTTTTAATCATATTGGTCGGCATGGACGACTTGGTAATCAGATGTTTCAATATGCTGCCTTGAGAGGTATTGCTAATAAACATGGATATGAATTTACTATTCCTGATTCCACCTTTAAAGATGAGTGGCACGATCATCAATTATTTGAGGCATTTACTCTTCCTAATCTAAAATCAAAAACATTTACTCCTGGTACATATTATCAAGAGAGACAGTTTCATTATGATCAAGGGTATGTTGATGACTGCCCTGACAATGTAAACTTGTTTGGTTATTTTCAAACTTATAAGTATTTCTCTGACATTGAAGATAGCATCCGTGAAGACTTCACATTTAAAAAAGATGTTCTTGAACCTTGTAAAGAAATGATGGAAGATTTTGATGAGATTATTTCACTTCATGTTCGTAGAACTGACTATGTTGAGAAGGCAGTTGATCATCCACCATGTTCAATGGAGTATTATGAGAAAGCACTATCAAAGTTAGATCCCAAAATACCTGTTCTTGTTTTCTCTGATGAACCTGAGTGGTGTATGAATGAAAAACTTTTTGCAGGTAATAGATTTATGGTTTCTGAATCAGGTAATAATTTAATTGATATGTGTTTGATGACTATGTGTACACACCACATCATTGCTAATAGTTCCTTCAGTTGGTGGGGTGCTTTCTTATCTAAGAGTGAACAGATTATTGCACCTAATAGATGGTTTGGAACTGAAGGATATACAGCAGGAAATAATACGCAAGACATTATACCCGATACTTGGATAAAATTATGAGAGTTTCTATTTGTATTCCTACCCATGAGGCAGGTGGTCACGGACATGAATATTTAAATGAATTGTTAGGAACAATTAAAGGTCAGTCCTACCAAAATTTTGAAGTCATTGTATCTGATCATAGTAAGAACCATGATATTATGACTGTATGTGAGGCATATTCTGATGACATTGAGATTAGATATGTTCGCAACTTCTATGGAAGAGGTAGAATTTCTCCTAACATTAATGTAGCAATGTCACTTGCTTCTGGAGATATCACCAAGATTATGTTTATGGATGACTTCTTCTATTCTAATCTTGCTTTAGAAACTATTGTCAATGCCATGTCAGATGGAACACAATGGGCTGCATGTGGTTACAACCACACTAAGAATACTAAAGAATACTTTAGAGAGAGGACACCTAAGTGGGCGAAGTTTCAACTTGAAGGAAACAACCTGATTGGTAATCCATCTGTCATTACATTCAGAACAGAGATTTCTGAATTCTTTGATGATAATGTAGACTTGTTTATGGACACTGATTTCTACCAACGTCTTTATTCTTCATTTGGTTTACCAAAGATTATTGATAAGACTATTGTTTCTATAAGAGAGCATGATGATAGAGTAAGTGCCAATACAAAATATGATGGTCAGTTTTCAAATC